CACGGGCGATACACTCCGCAATGCTTTCGTCAAGACAAACGCCAACTTTACAGAACTTTACGATAATTGGGCGAATACTGAATTAACTGGTATTTCAACGTCTGACTTAAGTGTGTCAGTCGGTTCTGCGAGCGGAAACGGTACTTTAGCATATAATCAATCAACAGGCGCGTTTACGTTTACACCCGCCGATGTACCAGACAGCATTCTTGATTTAGGAATCAGTGATGGTAACAACGGTCAGGTTCTTACAACAAATGGGAGCGGTACGTTTTCATTTTCTGATACGGCAGCAATTGGTTTAAGTTCTCGTACTGAAAAAGCTGGAACAACCGGATCTATTGCAGATGATGCGTCAACTAACTTAGATATTACTGGTGGGTTTAAAGGATACGCTCTTCTTGCAATTGAAACAGACCGTGCAGCTTGGGTCCGCGTTTATACTCACGGGGCAGCAAGATCCGCCGATGCATCAAGAGCGCAGACAGAAGATCCTGCATCAGACGCAGGTGTTATTGCGGAGGTGATTACAACTGGCGCAGCAACCGTGCAAATATCTCCAGGCACAATCGGTTATAGCTTTGAAGGTACGCCGAGCACAACGATTCCAGTTCGTGTAACAAACCTATCTGGGTCTGCATCAACAGTTGAAGTTACTTTAACAGTCATTCAGCTGGAGGCGTAAATGTCAGAGCTTAAGGAATGGATTGTCACTCTTCATCGTAAAGAGGACCTCGAAGATTTCTATCAAGATATGGAAACGGAAGGTGGTGCAATCACTATTCCTCATAGGCGCATGGATGTAGTTCATAAGCGACCTATATCTCGTAACACTCACTATATGCTTACCATTGAAGAAGCAATGATGGTCAAAGCAGACCCACGTGTTTGGGATGTTGAGTTAGCGGAACTTGTGGATATCACAACACAACCGCAAGGATATACAATTACAAATGGCGAATTTGATAAAAGTTGGACCAACGATGCCGATGATCTAAATTGGGGCTTGCTCCGCCACAATGAAGAAACAAATCGTAGCAATTGGGGTGGCGACGGCACATCACTTGTCACGGCCGATTTGACAATGACCGCCTCAGGAAAAAACGTTGATGTTGTAATTGTTGATGGCCACATTGACCCTGCTCATCCAGAGTTTGCCGTGAATCCTGACGGCTCAGGAGGTTCTCGAGTTGTTCAATATAATTGGTTTCAACATACAAATGAAGTAAGTGGTGGATCAAACGGTACTTATGTATATGACCGGTCGGGATCTTATACAAACTCAGCAGACGAAGACGACAATAATCACGGTTGCCATTGTGCTGGAACCGTTGCTGGAAACACTCAAGGCTGGGCACGAGACGCAAATATTTACAACATAAGTCCGTATAGTACAAATCCAAACAGTCTTTCTAGCAGCCTTATGTGGGACTATATCCGTGCATGGCATAATAGCAAATCAGTTAACACAGAAACTGGCCGCAAAAATCCAACGATTACAAACAACAGCTATGGCTCAACGATTAAATCAAACGCAACCTCGGCTCAAGACGGTTATACGTCGGGTGTTCCAACTCAAGTAGATTATCGTGGAACAACTTTTAATCCTGGCCGAGAATTAACGCAAGCAGAATTACAAGCTCGCGGATTTTATTGTCCTTCCGATCCAGCTTCAGGTGGTAAGATGACAATCCCTTATTACTTTACATCTCGCCAAGCTGATATTCAAGACGCAATTGATGATGGCATTATTGTCGTTGCCTCGGCAGGAAATGCATATTGGAAAATTACAAATAGCACAGACCAAGATTATAATAATGATTTTAAAATGGTCTATAATGGAGTCGCATACGATTGGTGGCTTCATAGAGGGACAGGGTCAGGCGCAGGATATGCTCCTGTGATTGTTGTTGGTGCAACATCAAACGATCAAGCAGAAGATAAAGCGCCGTTTTCAAACGTAGGCAACCAAGTTGATATTTTTGCAGCAGGTGAAGCAATTCAGAGTTCACTTCATAGTGGCGGTGTTGCTGATGCTAGAGACAGCAGCTATCAATTAGGTAAGTATCAAGGTACAAGCATGTCAGGACCACAAGTTGCTGGTGTTCTTGCTTGTCTTGCAGAATCATGGCCAAATATGAAACAGGCTGATGCTCAAACATGGCTTGTAAATAACGCGTCAGTTGACCAAATGCAAGATACTGAAGCTGACGATCCTATGGACACAAACAGTTTGCAAGACGGTCCTAATAAATATTTACGTTGGAAAGCGCAAAGACCAGTTGATGGAAATAGTTATCCTTTAAGAACTTTGTCTTATCGCCCAACTTCAGGTATGGTATATCCGCGTAGAAAAATTCAACAAACAAAATATGTTGCTGCTCAATCGTTTACCCCTGATTATACGATAACAGTTACAAACAGCGGAGCAAGCGCGTACACATTATCAGGTAGTGACAGAAATGGATCCGTATCTGGAAATAACCCTACACTTGCATTTAATGCTGGTGATAAGGTAAGATTTACTGTTAATGCTTCAGGGCATCCATTTTATGTTAAGACAGCTCAAGTTACTGGAACTGGAAGCACTGCGAGTGGCGTAACAAATAATGGTGCAGAGAGTGGCAACGTTGATTGGACTGTTGGAAGCGCAGGAACCTATTATTATATCTGTCAGTTCCACAGTGCGATGTCAAATTCAATTACGGTGAGTTAGTATAAATAATGGAAAACAAAGGTAAAATAGATGGCTGAGACACTTACATCAATACTTAAAACCGATACCGTTCGCATGTTTTATGATGACGTGCAAGATAACGAGTATTACGTTTTTGTGTCTTCAGTAACTCGAGAAGGCGAAGCAAGACAGGAAGTTAATAATTCAATTGCTAGTAAAAACAACTTTTTGGATAAAGTAATTTTTGGCAAAAAGATTCTTAATTCAGATTGTAAGTTTATGATTAAGTATCATCCTTGGCAGCAAGGGCAGACCTTTCTTCAATACGATGACTCGGTTGATCTCGAAGGAGAAAGATTTTATTGCGTTGTAGGACCAAACATTAACAACACTGGTGATTATCGAGTTTACAAGTGCTTATATAACAACGATGGTGGTAAAGTTTCAAACGCACCTAACTTCAATGCAACAACCACAGACCAAATTTATCGTACTGCTGATGGCTATACTTGGAAATATATGTATAAATTATCGCAGGCTGAATTTGAAGCATATAATGCTGTTGGTTATATTCCAGTCGTTGACGATTTTACTCTTGCCCCGTTTGATTCCGACGCAAACAACTCTCCAGCAAATACACAACCAACGACAACAGGATCTCCAATTGACCAAATTTTTGTTGAAAACGTAATTGCAAACCAAGGTTATCCGCGTGCAACGGGAGAGGTTGATACAGTCGACTCAGCCGGTGAAATTACAATCACAGGAAGTTTACAGCTTCCTCTAAACGAGATTAAAAATTATTATGCCGGTATGAGTATGGTTCTTACAGATGCAGGCATTACAAAAATTTACAGAATATCAACTTATACTTATGGCGAAAAACCAACAGGCGAAGCTCTTGCGGCTGGTGAAGCATTTATTCAATTAGATTCAGGCAGCAATCCGCGCGGCGATGGTTTCACTGGTGCTTCTTCGTTCCAAATTGTTCCTCGTATTGAAATTACAGGAAACGGTTCAGGAGCTGAAGCTTACCCAGTTATTGAAGAAGGAACAATTACATCTGTTCTCGTTACAAAAAAAGGTGAAGGCTATCATACAGTAACAGCCAAAGTTGTAGATCCAATTTTTAACTTTAATCCTGATGACGAATTATCAACTGATATTAGAGCTACAATTAGGCCTGTGCTATCACCAAAAGGTGGACATAATACAGACCGTCTTGAAGAATTAAATTGTCGCCATATTCTTTTATATGGTTACATCACTGAAGATGATAATAATAAAATTGGAAGTACAAATAGCTATTCACACTTAGGAGTTGTAAAAGAGCCAGAATGGCAAGGTGCAAATACAGATTTGCACAATCCTAAAGTATTTGATAATCGCATTAAAATTGTAACTGACGACTACGGTTCGGTGCAAGTTAACGAAGTACTTACACAAGTTAATTCAGAAAATGAAACTTGTTTTGCAGGGCGAGTACATGAAATTGATTCATCGGCAAATACAATTTACCTTTACGATTATAATAGAGTGCATCCTGCACAAGATGGAAACGATATTGCATTTGACCCTGATGTCGATTTTAAGAACGAATCGGGTGTCACAATTGAGATAAATACTCCTGTAGCCAATAATGTAACCGAATCCGTATACACCCAACGTTCTGGCTTGGTTTACTTTATGGAGGACTTTACTCCATTGGATAGAACTAATCAGTCAAGAGAAGAATATAAACTGTTGCTGGAATTTTAAGGAAGTTAAACTAAATGCCTATTAATACAGATCTAAATATTGCACCATATTTTGATGACTTTGATACAGAAAAGCAGTTTTACCGTATTCTGTATAAGCCAGGATATGCGGTGCAGGCTCGTGAACTTACACAGCTTCAGTCAATGTTACAAAACCAAGTTGAAACATTTGGTGATAACATATTCCAAGAAGGTTCAATTGTAAAGGGGTGCACGTTTACAAACCTAGATAAATTGGAATATGTTAAAGTAGCTGACACAAAAACAATTAACTCTGTTTCTTCTACACTTGATGTTAAATCATACGTAAGTAAAACCGTCACAGAAACAATTGGCGGGGTTGAAACTGAAGTTGATATTGTTTACGAATTGGTTGGTTCAACTACAGGGCTAAAGGCAAAGGTAATTGAAGCTGAGCGAGGATTTGTTTCTCGTCCGCCAAATCTTAACACATTCTTTATCAACTATTTGAATAAAAACTCAGCAGGTGTTGCTCAGTTTGATGAAGGTGAAGCTTTAACTGTAAATAAGTATCGCTATATCGGGGAAACACTTGATAGCACAGATACAAACATTGCGACAATTAACGTTTATGATCCTAACGACGGAACAGGAAGCGAAACTGGCAATGCGTTTGGTATTCAAGTAGCGCCGGGTGTAATTTTCCAAAAAGGTAACTTTATTTTTACAGCTGAGCAAACCCTTGTTGTTGAAAAATATAGTAATGCCCCAGACGGCAAGTCAGTTGGTTTTGAAGTAGAAGAAACAATCATTAGTTCCCTTCAAGACAGTAGCTTGTATGACAATGCAAACGGCTCAACAAACGAAAACGCGCCGGGTGCTGATAGACTTAAATTAACACCTAAGCTTGTTGCAAAAGAAACAACAGACGCGGATGCTGATGCAGACTTCTTTACACTTGTTCGTTATGTTGACGGTAACGCAGTTCAATTAAGAGACGTTTCTCAATATAATGCAATCGGTAATGAAATGGCTCGCCGCACATTTGAAGAGTCTGGTAATTACATCGTTGAAAAGTTTAAAGCAAGATCCGAAAAAAGAGGTGATGATCTTAAAGTTGTTGTATCACCGGGTGTTGCATATGTCAAGGGGTATCGTGTAGAAAATGGTGGCGAACAATCGTTTACGATTGACCAAATTGCTAACACAACAACATTTGACAACCAGCCAGTCCCAATTGACTATGGAAACTTCGTAAAGGTTACAGGCATCCAAGGTAAAGTTGATTTGGACTTTACAGAAGCAGACCTCGAAGAAGGCGGAACTGTAATTGGTAAAACGTTTATTCGTAACCTAACACAAGATCGCATTTACTTATTTGGTTCTCGTATTACAACAGCTGGTAAATCATTTGCTGACGTTGACCAAATTGATTCTGCGGCTGGTAACATTTCAATTGACTCGGATTCAAAAGTACAAGAACAAAATAAAGCGCCGATGTTGTTCCCAACTGGCGTGTTTAGTGTTAAGAACACAACAGACATTAAAGTCCCAGTTCGCGAGCGTATTACAGGCGCTTCAATTGCAAGTAACCAAATTACTTTAACAAACGGCGGCGGTGTTTACGATTACGACATAGACAACTCAGATGTTGTTGTGGTTGATGCAACAAATACAAGCCGTTCTATTACAAGTGCGGTTGCTCAGTCTAATGATTCAGAATTGTTAATTACAGTTGGTGGTGCGGCATCAGGCACTGCGGATGTATATGTAAACCGCAACATCCAAACAACAACGCCTTATGGCAAAACTGTTCGTAAGCCATATATCAAAGTTGCATACTCAAGCAGCACATCAAAGTATAGCTTAGGTTTCCCTGATGTTTATAAAATCATCAGTGTAGAAGATTCAAGTGGAACAGATTTCACAGATAGCTTCCTTTTAGAAACAAATCAAAAAGACGCTTATTATGATATTTCATATATGGAATATATTCCAGGCCGCCCAGAACCAAGTGGTACTTTAACAATTCAGTTGGGTGTATTTGAAATTAACTCAAGCACAGGTCATTACTTCTTTACGATTGCAAGTTACCCAATTGATGACACAAGCGCAACTCTCCCTGCTGATAAAATTCGTTCACAAGA